CCTGAAATAAAATCTAAACGAATACTTTCTCCATTACTTAGACCATGATTATTTATATATACAACGATTCTATTACCTGACTGTGAATAAGTACCTTCATTTGTAAGTAATGAAACTAATTGAACATTATCAACGCCAGAGCTTATTAAAATTGATCCGCTATAAACATATCCATATAAAATTGGTATCGGAACACCACTGGAACTAACGTTTTGGATGCCCGTAAAACTATATGAACCTCTTATGTTTGGGTCTGTATCACCCACAGAAGAAACAGGAGTTGACGGTATATCAGGTGTAAGTAAATCACTTGCAAGAGTCAAAGCTGCTGTTTGTAATAAAAGACTTGTGCCACCTGTAAAAAAGGCTGTTACAAATGGTACAAAGTTTTGAGCTACAAAATTAAAAGCATCACGAACAAAATTAAAAACAAAATCTGATCCAACAGCCACAGGAATGATTTGTATTTCACCTTGACCTGTTGTTGAAACAAAGTCTTGAGTTACAACACGACCTCCCATTTTTACCTGATATAACTGATTATTCATATGTTTTTCAAGACCAGCAAAATTTGCTTTTAAAAAACTATATGCTTGTTGAGGTGAATTTACAGCAGCTTCAAATGTTGATCTTCCTAAAAATTTTCTAAGATTTCCATATACTTTTATTGTTCTAAGCTGCATATCTATAAACTCCTTTTAATGCCTTTTGGTAGCTTAGACTGAGTGGTTGTCTACAGCTTAAAGCTTTAAAATTATGATTTAATATCATATTATCACCGATATAAACAGCGACATGACTAGCTTTGCCTTTAGCACCTAAAAAAAGTAAAACATCACCTTCTTTAAATTTTTTATTATCTTCTTGTTTTACAAAATTTGATTCTGTAAGAACTTTGTCAAAATATGGATTGTTGGCAAAATCCATAAGCGTTTTTGGTCTTGGCCAATATTTAATATTTATATTTTTATTCTCTTTTAACCAGTCCGTCACGATAGACCAACAATCATATTTTCCCCAGATAAATTTTCTCCCAATTAGCGAAGGAGCTTTCCAACCTGAAGGTTCAATACAAGTCCAATGATCTTGATTAAGACTATAAATATAATATGGGAAGCCTATGTGTTCACAAGATGCCTTATCAGCTTCAGAAGCTATTGCAGCACCTACAGGATGACTATGAATTACACCAACAACTTCTCCTGTATCTTCACACTCTGCCCAATCATCAGGATCAAGCATAAAAAATTCATGCTTTCCCTCTGCTAAATTTTTACAAGGCCAAAAGGTTTCTTTGCCATCTATTATTGCAAGCAACCCACAAGCCTCATTAGGTGCTTGTTGTTGTGCATATTGTTTAAAAGATTCTTTCCAATTCATATTTAAAAATTAACAAATGTTCCAACACCAGGGAAATCATCCCTTGTAACTAATTTTTTTGGTGAGCCAATACCACTAAGATCAAAGCTGCTTATCATCTCAAACTCAACAAGATTTCTATCTTCTCTTACTTTTCTATCAATAAAATATACCTCTCTTGGTAATTCAACAGAAGGGTCTGGTGTGCCATATGGATTTACATTAGATGGGAAGTTTGCCCCATCAAGAAAACCTGCAAGGGTTCTTCTCCTTGTCACTTTGGCACTTTGTAAATCTATAAAAGGTGTTGTTTGATTAACACGCAAAATAATAGTTGTTATTGAACCTAATAAATTAGAAAAAATCAAAGTAGGTCTTGGAAGTAATCCCTTGCCAGAATATTTAAAACCATCTGCCTGACATGGCATTCTGGTATATGTATTTGATTGCCAGATAAGATCAGTGCTATCTTTCATGTTGTTACCAGCATGGAAAAGAAAAACTGTGGCATCAGTTAATGTTGTATTTACGTTAAATGAAACATTACCACTCGTTGACTGTGAAGTAGTACCTGTAACAGTAAAGGTATTTGTTGTAACTGACTGAATTGTATAGATCCCATCCATTCCATTACCAGAAGTAAAATCAAGACTCAAAATAAGACCAGTTGAAAATCCATGAGAGTTAAGTGTGATAGTAATTGTTGTACCTGATTGACTGTAAGTGGCTGTTTTTGCAGATTTTGTATAATGAAGATCAGCTTTTAATTCAACAGAAAACAATTCAATAATAGATTTATTTGTAAGTGCTTGTAATTGAGAGGTAGGCGTTGTCATTTATGGTTCAAATACCTCTCTAAAAGTACAATTAATAATTGCTCTATTGTTATAAGGTATAGTTTTTGTCCAAGAATCACAGACATATTTGCCAGCACCAGAAAGAGTTATTGATACATTGCCACTGTTTGTTGCACTATCAGCAGCCGTTACTGTAAAAACATTATCATTTGTCACTGATGCAACGACAAAATCACCATCAGTTGCAGAGCCAGAAGTGTAATCAATTGTCAAAACATCACCAATACCAACCCCATGCTGAGTGATAGTTATTGTCACAGTAGTGGTGCTTTGCGAATATGTACCTGTTTTTGTAAAACCTTCTGCTGGTGGGGTAAAAGTAAAACTAGCTTGATCTGCAACCCTACTTCTTAAAAAGCCTTCAATAACATCTGATTCAGTCTCAGACACGTTGAAAGTCAGATCATATACTTTTGGGTCTTGAGACAAAGGAAGGCCATATAAAGCTCTAAACTCATAACCATCACCTAACTGTGTTCTTCTTACTTTTGGTGAACTTGTTTTTCTCATCCCATAGGCGGGAGTTATTGATGGAAAGGTAGCCATTATCTATTTAGTAAACCTCCAGCCCTTTGTTCTTTTACAAGTGTTTGTTGAACTATACCACCGATTAACTGTCCTAACGCATCAGCTTCAGATCCATTACCAGCCACAGATGAACCACTTGCATCTACGTTAACAGTGACTACGTTAGTTGTGCCACCACCACCGATTTGATTGTTTGGAATAATTGTGCCAGCAGAACGAGGTACAAAAAGCTCTGGACCTCTTTCACCAACGATTGAAGCTCTACCAACTGGTGGTCTACCACCATTAGCAAAACCAAGAAGACCAATATCAAAACTGCTGCCTGCACCGCTAAATGCATTAGGGCCACCTAAAAATGGATTGCTCTTTTTCTTTCCACCAAATATTCCACCTAAAGCATTTCCGAAGAAATTACCAATTCCAGACACGGCACGTTGCATTGCAACTTCAACAAGTTTTCTCTTTAAGTTGTTTAAAACACCAGTAGCAGCTTCAGCTAAAGTTTTTGTTCCCATCACCGCATCAGTAAGTCCAGAAACAATGCCATCTTCAATTCCCTGTCCAATTTCCATAAATTTTTCTTTAAGCTGATCTGCTTCAGAAGTTGCGTTTATCAATTCAGTTGAAAAAGAAGTTGCACCATTATTGATTGAATCCATAAAAATATTAGTTTGACCTAAAGATCCATTGAATAAGTTTGAGTTTGTAACGGCAGTTTCAAGAGCGAGGTTTGTGTCTTCTGTTTTTTGTTTTATTTCCCCTGTTTTTTGATTTGTGTTATTAGTTTCTTTTGTTAATTGTTTTTGAGCTTTTAGTGTTGCATTAACTTTATCCCTTATATCGTCCATTTGATTACTTGCTTCCACAAGAGGGCCAAGTAATCCTCTATTTTCTAAAACTTTTGCACTATCTGGGCCTTGCACCAACTTCATCACTTTTGAAATTCTGTCTAACTGAGCAAATAGTTTTGCAGCATCTTTTTCCGTTTTGACAAAAGTTGGGTCTAATAATTCAACTGCTTTTGTTATGTCTGCGACTGCATCAGCCTGCATACCAAAACGTGATTTAAAAGCAGCAGCTCCTACAGCCTTATTAGATGCACCAATATTTGCATCAGTTAGAAGGCTAAACATCTTATTAAATTCACCAGCTACTTGATTTAACATATCAAGAATATCTTTCAAAGGTTGTTCAAATAATTTTCCTAAATTCTGTGCAAAAGTTTCAACATTATCAACAAAAGTACTAAATTTACCAGCCAATGTATCACTTTGTTTTGAAGCACCTTCAAAGAATTGACCTCCTTTACTTGTGGCTTTTACTATCGCCTCTACGAATTTATCTGCTCCAACTTCCCCTTTACTCATTGCCTCAGCTAATGCTTCACCTGTCATACCTGTAATCGTTTCTAATTCCTTCGTGACATTTATTCCTTTTTCCAAAAGCATTATATTTTCTTCTTGCATAAACTTATTTTTTGCTTGTACTTTACCTATTGCAAGTGCAACACCATCTATATCTGCGCCAGCAGTACCAGCTATATCTGCAATTCTTTTTGTTATATCAACCACCTCTTCTGTCTCAAAGCCAAAAGCTTTCATTCTTTTTGTAACTTCTATTAATTCAGAAGATTTAAAGGGAGTTACAGCCCCAAATTCTTTTATTTCTTGAACTATTTTTTGTGCTTTTTCAGCACTTCCTGTTAATACTTCTAAAGCTTTAGTTTGTGTTTCAAGTTGTGCTGTTTGAAATAATACAAACTTTGCAGTACCAATAACAGCTAATGCTTTAAGTAATGGAGCTATTGATTTTGTTAAAGTTCCAAAACCAGCCGCTGCGGTTTTAGCTGATCTTCCTGTATCTTTTAATGATCTGCTTGATTTGTCTAAACGACCTTTTAATTTATTTGTGCTACTACTTAAAGCTTTTGTCTGTTCATTTACACGTTGCAATGGTCTGATTGCGTTTTGTGCATCAACTATTAATTTGACTGTTGATTGTGCCACAAATACAAATAACCTTTATTATATATTACCTTGATTTGGCCTTTTGTCGCTGCATTTCTTTTTCATGCCTTTCGGTTTTAACTTCATAATATGCAGCCCAATAAATAAGCTCTTCTTCTGTTACAGCCTTTCTTAATTCAACTAATGTTTTTCCAAGTTCTGTTGCGAGAAAAAACTCAAAATTTAACCAGTTATCTCGCCTTATCCGTTTTTTGCTGTATCTAAATTAGTTTGAATATCCATCATGAATAATTCAAGTTCATTTAAAACAGTTTCTGGTAAAAACCTTTTTAAGTTTTCAGCATCAGCCGCAGCAAAAGCTTTAGTTCCATCTTCATTTTCTGCAAGTTGACATAAAAGTTTGGTTGATATTGCTAAAGCTTCATCAGTACCAGCTGAGTTTTGTGCTTGTATTCTATCGTGTCTTGTAAGTGGTGGAAAATATAACTCTTTCAATAGTTCACCATTTGGCTTTTTTAGCTCATACTTTCTTCTTGCGGTCATTACATCACTGAAAGCCTCAGTAATGAGATCTACGTTTCTTTTTGCTGCCATGTTTGTGTGGGGTTAGTTATTTAAAATGTACTATATAGCTGAAGTAATAGTACCGCTTGTAATAAAGCTGATATTTATTATTTGAACTTCACCAAGTGTCGCACCATATTCTGCGTTTGTAATAATTCCAGCAAAACTAATTTTTTTTGCTGAAGTTGCTGAATCGGGGAACAATTCAAATAATGCGTCAGCATTATCGCCTGTAGTTAAAACATCGTCAATAAAGGTTGTGTAACCTGCTCCAGTTTCTGATGGATTATATAAAAGTTCTGCTGAACCTTCACCTGAAATCAAACCACCAATATTTGTTTTAAATGTATCGCCCTGTTTTGTTGTCTCCATTGTGTCTTTTGTTATAGACAAAGACCAAGACCTTGTTTGACCAACGTCAGCTTCAGTACCGCCAGCGTTTTCAAACATGATTTTCCCTACATCACCCTTAATAGCCATAACAAAAAAAAGTATTTATTTTATATTAACCTTTTTTAGGTTTTTTTACATCTTTTTTTAAATTTTCTTGCTTTTCCATATATCGTCTGCAACGACTATCCCAATAAGCAGGATCACGCCTACCTT